TGTGTCGGATGGTCAATCTTTTTTTCTACGTTGAAAGAACATATTTCGACGGGTTCCTCTCGCTTATCTTCCCAGTCTTTCGAATAGTAATAGTACTCGACTTTCTCCTCTTCATTGCAGAAGCCCGAACGGATATTCTCAAAAGGCAAGTGCGAGACGTTGGCGATAGTCGTCCGGTCGATACTCCAATTGACTTCGAGAGCGAAGCCCCCTTGAATCTTGAAGTCGAGACAAGCCTTTCTCAACTCGTCGTTCAAGTTCCATTGGTCAAAAGCGAGGCGACCTTCTAAATCGGAAGCGTCGAACCCCTCGCCGAATATCATCATCGCAATAGTTGTTGACAGTGCGTTGTGAGTAGCTGACGAATGAAAGAGGTCGACGAGGTACTGAGGGAAGAGGTTATCATCCCCGTAATTCACGAAGCCTTGTGAGTTCGGAGTCTCCCTATAAGACCGCTCCTCGTATTTATTCAGTTTTAATATGTCCATTATTCGTAGTAAATAATATTATCCGGAATCGTGATGTCTGGAATCGTGTAACCTGTTTCGCCGATAACGTTCAAAGACCCTTCTTCAATCAAAGCGACGACCGAAGCATTCTCCGGATCGAGGTTCGTCGTCGAGTTTTGACCCCATACTTTGTAGAAATAGAGTCCCGACTCTTCTAACAAGATATGTCCTGCCGTCGGTTGATTGATATTCGTGTGAATCGAAATCTTCGTGTAACGTGCGTTGTCGGTAGTCACGTCTGCAATAAAGTAAAATTTCTCTTTCGAAGCCATGCTTTGAAAAAGAATTAAATAGTCGGTAAACGAATCAAAGTCTTTCTTCGCCTCTTGAAGAGTGAGATAGATGAATTGTTCGCTTGCGCTGTTTGGAGTGAGTGTAATCATTTGAAAAAAGAAAAGGGAGGACTTTCGCCCTCCCCCGTCCTATTAACCTAAAACCAAAAAGGAAAGAATTACGAACCAGCGGTGAACGTGATGTTACCTCCGGAAGTAGTAGTCAAGAAAGGAGCTGGGATAGCTTCTTCGGCGGTCAATTGGATTTGATAACCGTTCATGTCGCCTTTTGCCGTTCCCGTTCCGATGGTGCCTCCCGTCGCTTCCGCTCCGGTAGTGTGTCCCATAATCATATAATTATCGTTATTGTCTTGAACGATAACACATAGACGAGACTTCAAGAGATCATAAATTTCCGCGCTGTCTCCACCTGAGAGATTCGGCAAGGTCAACTCTACAACTTGAGAGAAGAACACTGTCCCGTTCTCAACTGAAGCGGTGACCGTTTGTTGGAATGAACCAGAGTTTTTAGTTAATTCGAAACCGTATACTGTGATAGCGGAAGCCGCGTCAGAAATAGCTCCAGAAGAAACAGAACCCCAATCAGCCGCGTCGAAGGACTTAATCCAAACGCGCTTGATCCCTCCGATTTTATCCTTACAGGGAAACGCCCTGCCGTTAATTGTTATGCTACAAGCCATGATTAAGAGGGTTTAAAGGGGAGGGATTTAAGCCCCTCCCCAATTCAATTAGGATGTACGGTAAGCGAATCCAGAAGAAGCAGCGTCAACGATTTGTGTACCGCCGGAGAACTGCATGATTACGCGCGTTACGTCGTCACCGGTTACACCAGTCAAATCCAAAACAGCGGCTTGGATGTGGTCAGTCAAGAGGTCGGTACCGAAGTACAAGTTCTCCTTCTTAGACAAGATAAACGCGTCATTCGGCATACCCGCAGGAGTTACGATGTCGTAACCAGCGTAACGAGCAACCAAACCGTCATTCAAGAAAGGCAACTGGTAAGTAGCTGCGAGGGCTTGGTAGTACAACTGAGCAGATCCACGGCTCATGAAGATTTTCGCTTCAGGGTCGCCGGCGATAGCCGTTGGAGCTTCAGCAGTCAAATCAGCCAAACGGGTCAAGATGTTTGTGGCATCCGTGGCACCCGTCAATTGTTGCATGGTTCCGGCGTTATATCCAGCCTTCAGCTTCTGACACAAACCGTCGAAAGAAGTGTAAGCAGCAGAACCCGCTCCGCTTCCGTCCGCGTCGAAGTTACCTTGCCACAAGTTCAACTCGATACCTTCAGCCACCTTTGCGGCTACGTACTGAGCCACGTAAGAGGAGAAGTCCGCAGGGGCGTTAGATGATTGTCCGCGCATCTGTACGCTTTCCCATGTAGCTCGCAAATCCGCGTTGCAGACTTGTTCGTTTACCTTCAAAGCAGAAGCAGTCAAAACCGCCTCGCCCAAAGTCAATTGACCGGAACCAGGTGTAGAGAAGGCGCAATCGTCGTTCGCTTGGATTGCCGCGCCTGAGAACTTGCGGAGAACCGCTTTAGAGTGTACGTTCTCCAATACAGAGATGTAACCGTTTGCGATAGAGTCCGCAGACAAAATCGCGGCGGCTACGTAAGGACGTGCCGCTTCGCCGGCGTAAGTGCCGACTCCAACTGTAGCGTTAGCCATTATTTAGAAAATTGGTTGTGGATCGCGGCGACGCGTTCCGTGATTGATAATTTTGATAAATCCACTTTAGGCTGTGGAGCCATTTTCGGAGCACGTGAGATGCTTGGTGAAGCCTGCTTACTCAACTCCGTAATCTTTGCGTCTCGCTTAGCGATTTGAGAAGAGAATTCTTTCTTCGCTTCGGCTACCGCTTTAGCAATTAAAGAAACGATTTCTTCACGGCTCATCGCTACCTCTTCAACCACTTCAGCGACTGGAGCTTCTTCAACCGCTTCCGCTTCTGGTTCTTTGATTTCAGCAATCACGCCTTCAGCGACTACAAACACCACGCCGTCAGCGAGGGTATAGTCTCCGTCGGGGAGAGGGATTTGCTCGCCTTCGTCATTTACTACGAAAACAGAAACACCGACCGCGAATGCTTCCGCGTCGGTAGAAATTTCTTGACCGCTGTCGAGGGTAGCGGTTGCCATTTTTACCTCCTTTTCTTCGTCCTTCTTTTCTTCCACTTCGAGGGCTACGGAATACTCAGCGAACAAGTCGGAGATGCGTTGTTTTAAACTCATTTTAAAAAGGGATTTGATACTATAACGATTTTAAGGGGTCATTCCTTACTTCTAATCTTTTTCTGGAGGTAATCTATACCTAGCTCAATTTCGACGGCTGAGAGGAGCTCTAATTCCTTGAGCTTGGATTCTGCCCATCGAAGCCCCGCTTTTCCTCCCCAGGCTTGATACATGAGATAACCACATCCGTCAGAGAATGAACTTGAAGAATCGAGGTCGCCTTCGTGTCGAATCAAATACGACCGCATTCGCTTAATAGTCTCAATAGAAATAGCCTCACCTTTTGCGAGTTGATTCGCTCGCTGTTTACCTACGTCAGTTCCACAAGACCCCCATCCGTTCTTTTCAGCCCATTCTAATGCCTTCTTTGCGTTGTTCTTTACTCCGTCGGGATAATCGCTATATGACTCCATGATGACCCGTTGTCCGGCTTTATATCGCTTGTCTTCTTTTATGGTAGCTTTTGCGAAGTCATACTTGTTCGCGAAATACCCCTCGATTGAGAAACCTTTGACCGTGCCCTCCTTTACGAACTTCTCCCAGATAGCGTCATTCTCTACTTTCATGGAGACCATCCAAGTCCCAACCGGAACATCTAGCCCGTACATACGGGATTTATCTTGTTCACCTTCTACGATCCAACTCTCAACTACATGGAGACCGTTTATTTTGTGCTCGTGTTCGAGGGTCGCGTTCGCTTGATTGCCGTTCTTGAAATAGAGTTCCATCGCTCGTCGGACGGTGTTCTTTGAGAAGTAGACGTAATATTCCTCGTCTCCTGTCTTGCGATAGATAGGCTTGTCGGGAATGAGTGCCGCACCCATTACGATTCGTTTCTCTTGGTCTTGCGTCTTAAACTCTAGGAGTTGTGACTTCATAGCGATGAAATCCGATTCAATCGCTGGAGCTTCGACGAGTGAAATCGCGTCGATTCCGTAAAGTTCCGCTTCTTCGTCAATTATTAATTCTAGTATGTTCATCCTATGAGTGAGGCTTGGTCGTTAATACGTTGGTTGGCTTGTTGGCTGTTCGAGACTTCGGACGCTATCACATAGCTTCGGAATCCTGTTTGTCCTCCTCCGGCTCCCAAGAAACCGAGGTCAAGTTGAGGAGCGGTTCCAGGAGCCGAACCCGTCGCCCCGCCTCCACCGTATCCGCCTGCGTTCGGTTGCGCGGGTGATTCGAATTGCGTTCGTGCTATTGTTGCGACTTGAGCAACTCCAAACGCCGCCGCGATACCCGCTTGAATAAACGGATAGGCTGGGTTTATAATTGTGTAAGGGCTCGTTTGTGCTGTCTTAAATGCTTGGATAACGGATTCTGTTGCTCCCATTGTAGCACTTGCAAGATTTAAAGCCTTTTGAACCTTGAACGATTTCTCTGCGTCTTTCTCATCTTTTGAAGCGAAGGCTTTACCGAGGGCTTCAATCGCTTGGAATGATTGAACCGCCATCTTGACCCGCATATCATTTGTATCAGAAATTAGTTGACGCTCTTCTTTTATGAGCTGTTCTTTTTCGTTATATGCTTCTTGTTCAGCAGTTGAAATTTCATCTAAAGCGGCAAGAGTCGAAGCTACTTCTGCATCAAGTGCGGCTTGTTTTGCGGCGGCTAATTCTTGCTCCCGCTTAAAGCCTCCCATAATTAAATCACCTTGTGCCTCGAAAAAGTCCTCTTCTAATTCAAGCTCGTCTTCGAATTCATCTTCGAGTTCTTTAAACGCCTGATCGAATTCTTCTTGTTCCCTCTTGCGTTCTTCCCTTCTTCTTTTTCTCTCTTCTCGCTGTCTTTGTTTTTCTGCTTCGGCTTGTGCCTCCTT